GACTTCCTGTTTTATGGGCGCGCTCGGAATATCGAAGAAATTAAAGGCACCACTGCCGTAGGAATTCATTGGGCGGAAGAATGTGAGTTGATGACGCCGGAAGAGTGGCGTGTCATTGATCCGACGTTGCGCGACGATGAATCACAGCATTGGTTGATCTTCAACCCGAAGTTGATCTCAGACTTTGTGTACAAGCGGTTCGTTATGAATCCGCCGGCCAGGACGATCGTTCGCAAGATAAATTACAACGAGAACCCGTTTCTGTCAAAAACGGCCTTGGATTTGATCGCATCCGCAAAAGCGGAGGATTACGACGAATACCTTCATGTTTATGAAGGTGAGCCGCTTCTCAACGATGATAATGCGATCATCAAGCGCTCGTGGATTCTGGCGGCGATAGACGCTCACAAGCGACTAGGCTTCGAGGCTAGCGGCCGCAAGCGCATTGGCTTCGACATTGCAGATAGCGGCGCTGACAAGTGCGCAAACGCCTATGCCCACGGTTCCGTGGTGCTTTGGACTGACCTCTGGAAGGCCGGCGAAGATGAGCTGCTGAAGTCGTGCTCACGCACATGGAGCGCAGCTCGCGAGCGACAGGCCGACGTGGTCTACGACTCGATCGGCGTCGGCGCCAGCGCAGGGGCAAAGTTTGGTGAGATCAACGATACGATGATTGATGGCCGCATCAAGTACACGAAGTTCAACGCCGGCGGCGCCGTGTATCAGCCGGAATCGTTTTATACGCCACAGACGAAGAACAAAGACCATTTCGCCAACATCAAAGCGCAGGCCTGGTGGTTGCTGGCAGATCGGTTCCGCAATACCTACAACGCAATCCACCGCGGCGACAAATTCGACGAGGACGAGCTGATCAGCTTGTCCGGTAGTTTGCCGTTCCTAAACCAGATCATCGACGAGCTCTCCACGCCCAAGCGTGACTTTGACAACAATGGGAAAGTGAAAGTGGAAAGCAAGAAGGATCTGGAAAAGCGCGATGTGCCTTCGCCGAACTTGGCCGATGCTGTTGTGATGGCGTTCGCGCCTGGACACATGCCAATGGAGATATCTGGCGATGCTATTCAGGAGTTGGCACGCATGGGGCGCACGCGATGAACCAAAAGCAAAGGGCCAGAAACCGCCTAAATGCGGTCGCGCTGTTCGCCTGCGCACAGGCGAAGAAGCATGCATGTGAAGCTCTACTATTACCGGCGATTTTCAACCCATTGGCCAATCTTCAGCGCTTCCACCATATGAAAATGTGGCAGCGCAAAGGTGTGGCGCATCGCATCGTTGACATTAAATGAACCGCCGCCAGCGCAAGAAAGCCGAGAGGGTGGCGCAGGCCGTCACGCCTGCTGCTGCTTCCATTCCGCATCCCGCATTTCGGGTAACGGATGAAGCTGTCTCGACCATGCGCGTCAACCCAAAGCGAAAGAAGTCGGTTGAGGAAATCGTTCGCGACAATCTGAGGCCCTACAAGCCCATGAAGGGCGTGCTGCCTGCGGGTCGGCGCATAACGATGGACGGCGCCTTTGATGGCGCTATTCCTTTGGCGCTTGGCGAGAATTTGAACGCCGCCTTTCAGGAAGGCTATGCATTTCCTGGCTTCACGGTCTTGGCCAATTGGGCCCAGATCACCGAGTTCCGCAAGCCGGCCGAAATCTATGCGCGCGAGATGACGCGCAAATGGATCAAGATTCAGGCAACGGGCGAAGAAGACAAGGCCGACAAGATCAAGGTCATTGAGGCCGAACTCAAACGCCTGAATACGCAGGCCAAGTTTCGGCAGGCGATCGAGCAAGATGGCCTGTTCGGCCGCAGCCAGATTTTCATCGACTTCGGTGACGACTTCAATAAGGACTCCGGCGAACTAAAGACCGAACTGGTGGAGAAGACCGAGAAGATCGGCAAGCGTCAGATCGAGCGTTTGACTGTGATTGAGCCAATCTGGTCCTACCCGAACCTGTACAACGCCGACAATCCGCTCGACCCGACGTTCTACAAGCCCACGAGTTGGTTTGTCATGGGCAAGGAAATACATAGCAGCCGGCTGTTGACGATCATCACGCGCGACATCCCGGACATCCTGAAGCCAGCCTACGCGTTCTCTGGCTTGAGTTTGTTGCAGATGATGAAGCCTTATGTGGACAATTGGCTGCGCACGCGGCAGTCGGTTTCCGATCTGATCCACAGCTTCACGGTGTGGGTGTTGAAGACGGACATGTCCACGATTCTGCAGGGCGGCAGCGCACAGAATCTGTTCAATCGCTTGATGGTGTTCAATCAAACGCGCGACAACCACGGTGCGATGGCGATCGACAAGAGCGCCGAGGAATTCGAGAACGTCAGTACGAATTTGGGATCACTCGACAAACTCCAAGCGCAGAGTCAGGAACAGATGTGCGCGCCGACGGGGATTCCGCTGGTCTACTTGACCGGCATCACGCCTGCGGGCCTGAACGCATCGAGCCAAGACGAGATTGAAGTGTTTCAAGACACTTGCATGGCGAATCAAGAACTGTACACGCCTCCGCTCTCGAAGGTCATCAACCTGATCCAGCTTTCGAAATTTGGCGAAATCGATCCTGAAATTGGTTTCAAGTGGGAGCCGTTGAAGATGATCGACCGCGAGCAGGAGGCCAGGATCAAGAAGGCTCAGGCCGAAGAGGATCAGATTCGTATCGATTCGGGGATTCTCTCAGCGGAAGAGGTGCGCACCCGCATCGCCGGCGAGGAAGACAGCCCGTATTCGGGGATTGACGTAGATGACGTACCGGCGCCGCCGGAGCAAGAACCCGGCAGCGAGATGGACGTGAAAGATATCGCTGACCAAAGCAGCGACACCTGACTAGGAAACCAAAGTGCCATTTTTCGACCTTTTGACGACAGCCCAAATCGCCGCGCTCACGACCGCCCAAATGACGGGCCTGAGCACGGCCGATATGCAGAGCCTGACGACGGCTCAGGCAGCCTATTTGGGTACGGCCGAGGTTGCTGCGCTGTCTTCGACGCAGATGGCGGCGATCACGCCGCCGGCCTTGTCTCAGTTCACGACTGCACAAATCGTTGCGATTTCGCCGGCATCGGATATCGCTGCCCTTACAACTGCGCAGGTGGCCGCGCTCACTACGGCTCAGGCTCAAGCATTGACGACGGCACAGATTGCCGCCATCACGCCGCTGCAAACGCCGGCGATTACGACGGTTGATATCGCCGCACTGTCGACCGCACAGGTCCAAGCCATTGTGACGGCAGACGTTGCTGCTCTGGTGACCGCCCAAGTCGGCGCATTGACGACAGCCGAGGCCGTAGCGCTGACCACATCGCAGGTCAATACGATCAGTTCCAGCCAGATCGCGGCGATCACTACGGCTGACATTCAGGCCTTGAGCACGGCTCAGGTCGACACTATCGCTTCGGCATCGATTCCTGGCCTGCAATCGGCCCAACTTCAGACGCTTTCCACAGCAGACATCGCTGCGCTGACAACTGCCCAGGTATCGTCGATTGCAGCATCTCAGATCGGCAGCTTGTCGACCGCGCAGTTAGCCGCACTGAATACCTCACAAATTGTCGCGCTGCAACCGGCCACGGTAGCCGGCATGACAACGGCGCAAATTGTGTCGCTGAGCACCGCCGACATTCAAGCGCTCACGACCAAACAAATCAACGCCTTCTGGTATTCGCAATCACCGGCCCTGACCACGGCGCAGGTTACGGCGCTGTCGACCGCGCAAACTGCTGCGCTTGACATGGGCGCGCTCGCCGCATTGCCAACAGCCGATATTGCTGCGCTCAGCACCACGCAGGTCGCAAACCTTACGACGAGCCAAGTTGCCTATGGTTTGACGCCGGTTCAGGTGGCCGCACTTTCCACGGCGCAAACGCATGCGCTGACTACATCGCAAGTGCAAAGCCTCACGCCGGCGGCCGTCATGGGATTGACAACGGCCCAGATCGTTGCGTTGAGTACGGCACAAATCCAGGCTTTCACAACGTCCCAGATCAACCAAGGCCACACGACAGCGGATATCCAGGCACTTACGACGTCGCAACTGGCGGCCGTGACTACGGCGCAGATACAGGGCGTAAATTCGGCTCAGCTGCAGGCTTTGACCACGGCGCAACTGGCATCGCTGTCCACTTCGCAGCTCGCAAGCATCCCTGCGCCAGGAATCTCAGTTCTATCTACTGCTCAACTGGTTGCGCTGACGACAGCCCAGGCGGCTGCCATGACGGCCGCACAAATTTCTGCGCTCAACAGCGTGGCGGCAATTCCCTCGCCGCCGCCCGTATTTGTCAGTGAAAACGCTCCGATCTATATCCAACCACCGACCCCGTTCCCCACCGCGATTCTGGCTGGAACTACATGGTCATCTGGCGTTTTTTCGACCTCGGTTTTCAATCGGCGCTCGGGTGCTATTCAAGGCTACAACAATGTTTTGGCATCGGTTTCTGGATCGCAGTCGCTGACAGTGCAGGTTCAATACTACGCAGACGCCGCCGGTACGCAGATGGTCGGCGTGCCCTCTACCTATGTGCAGGTCACAGCCCAAAACGCGACTGCCACAACCTGCATCGTGACTGGTGCATCCATCCAACTGCAGAACGTATGAAAATGCACAATACATTGAAATTGTTCGCTGCAACCATCGCCCTGATTGCCGCTGCGCTGGCGTTTGCTGGTCCCGGTGATTTTGGAGGATGGACCTACGGTAACAATGGTCAAATCACGGGCGTCGTGAGCAATCGTGGAATCGTCACGCCGATTCCTCCATACCTTACCAGCGGCACCATCGCCAATGCGCTTTGCTCGGATGCCAATGGCAACATCATTCCGAATGCTGGCGCCAATTGCTACGGCGGTGGAGGCGGTGGAAGTGGGACGGTTACATCCCTGTCGGTGGTATCGGCAAATGGCTTGGCCGGATCCGTATCGAACCCGACAACAACGCCGGCAATCACGTTGGGCACGACCCTCACCGGCATCATCAAGGGCAATGGCACCTCGTTCCTTTCCGCCACTGCAGGAACCGACTATGTCGCCCCTGGCGGTGCGCTCGGCACACCTTCGAGTGCCACGCTTACAAATGCTACTGGATTGCCAATTACCGGTTTGACTGGCTTGGGTACCGGTGCCGGAACGGCATTGGGCAACAACGTGTCGGGCAGTGGTTCAATTTGCCTGACAACATCTTGTGCGCTAACAACCCCGAACTTGGGAACTCCCTCGGCCGCTGTTTTGACAAACGCGACGGGAACGGCAGCAGGGCTGACCGCCGGTAACGTCACAACCA